ATCTCCACCTACTCCATCACTTGAAGCAGATACTATTATATAATCTAATCTATCAACAGCTCCATTAGAAGTTGACATGGTTGGATCTGTTCCTGCAATAAATTTCCAATCAGCATGATATGCCATAGTACCACTTCCTCCTTGTTGTACTAAGAAAATACTACCTGTTTGTCCTGTTCTACATCCAGTAGGTTGGGCTAATGTGTGTGCTGCAGTAACAGATGTACTAAAGTTTTGAGCAGTACCAAAAGCTAATGATACAGAGGTTACACCATTAATAGCTGTTGCACATACAACTGCTGCTGCACTCTTTGTTAATTGTAATTGTCCTTCTAAACTTGTATTACCAGATACTCTTACAGTACCTAAGAATCCTGAATTACCTGTTATTGTTGTAGCACCACCTACTTTTAATGTTCCTGTAAGTGTTGTATTACCAGCTACTGTTAAAGTACTAGCAAGATATACAGCACCTCCTACAGATAAAGTACCTCCAACACTTGCATTACCTGCTACAGTTGCAGTACCACCTACAGCTAAATTACCTACTAATACTGTATCACCACTTACGCAGACATCATCATCAAACTCTGCTTTACCAACTGCAGTTAATGTACCTCCTATACCTAAATTACCTGTCATAGTTGTATTACCAGCGACAGTTAAAGTAGATGCTAAATGTGTAGCTCCACCTACACTTAATGTTCCACCAATACTTGCATTACTAGCTACAGTAAGAGTAGATGCTAAATGTACTGCTCCACCTACTGATAATGCTCCACCTATTGAAGCAGCTCCAGCGACTGTTGCAGTACCACCTACAGCTAGATCACCTACAAGAACTGTGTTACCTGATACACAAACATCATCATCAAACTCTGCTTTTCCTACACCAGTAAATGTACCACCTACACCTAAATTACCTGTCATAGTAGTATTACCTGCTATGGTAACAGTAGATGCAAAAGTTGCTGCACCTCCTACTTTAAGAGTTCCAGTTAGTGTTGTATTTCCTGCAACTGTCAAAGTAGAAGCAAGATGTGTTGCTCCTCCTACACTTAATGTACCTCCTACAGATGCATTACCTGCTATTGTAGCTGTACCACCAACTGCAAGATTTCCTACAAGAACACTATCACCTGATACACATACGTCATCATCAAACTCTGCTTTACCTCCAACAACAAGAGTACTTGCCATACTTACTGCATCTTGTAAATGAGTTTCTCCAGCTATTGTCGCAGTACTAGCAAATGTAGCAGCTCCTCCAACTTTAAGAGTACCTGTCATTGTAGTATTACCTGCAACAGTTAAGGTTGAAGCTAGATGTGTAGCTCCTCCTACACTAAGAGTACCACCTACTGAAGCATTTCCTGCAACTGTGGCTGTACCTCCTACTGCTAGATCACCTACTAATACTGTATTTCCAGAAACACATACATCATTATCAAATTCAGCTTTTCCTACAGCAGTAAATGTACCACCAACTCCTAGATTAGCAGTTAATGTTGTATTACCTACAATAGTAGCAGTACCTCCAACATAAAGAGTACCTCCTATTGTAGCATTATTAACTGATATATTTCCTGATATAGCTCCTGAAGGTACATTTGTTAAATTAGCTCCATCTCCATAAAAAGCACTTGCACAAACTTTAGCATTTGCTGCTTGAACATTAGCTCCTGCTATTGTTACAGTACCACCAACGACTAATCCACCTGATACAGATACATCATCTTCAAATTCAGCTTTACCTGTTATATTTGAAGTACCTCCAATAGATACGTTACTTGCTACTGTTAATGTACTAGCTAAATTTACAGCACCTCCTACACCAAGAGTTCCTGTTAATGTTGTATTTCCTGCTACAGTTAATGTAGATGCTAAATGTACAGCACCTCCTACAGATAAAGCACCACCTATAGATGCAGCACCTGCAATAGTTGTTGTACCTCCTATATTAACATTTCCAGAAACTGATACATCATCTTTAAATGTTCCTGCTCCTACAACTGTAACTGTACTTCCTAAATTAGTAGCACCTCCAACACCTAATGTTCCTGTTAAAGTTGTATCACCTGCTACAGTTAAAGTACTTGCAAGATGTACAGCACCTCCTACAGATAGTGTTCCACCCACAGATGTATTACCAGCAACTGTAGCTGTTCCACCAACTGCTAAGTTTCCAACAAGTATTGTATTACCACTTATACATACGTCATCATCAAATTCTGCTTTGCCAGCAACAGTTAATGTTGAAGCTAAATTAACAGCTCCACCTACACTTAAAGTACTAGCTAATGATGTTGCTCCTGTAACTGTTAATGTTGATGCCAGATGAGTAGCTCCACCAACTGATAAAGCTCCTCCTATACTTGCTGCTCCAGCTATAGTAGTTGTTCCACCAATATGAACATTACCACTTACTGATACATCATCTTTAAAATGTGAATAGTCTGCAACAGTTAAAGTACTTTTCATAACTACTGCACCTTCAAGTGAAGTAGCTCCAGAAACTCTAACAGTACCTAAAAATCCTGCAGCTCCTGATACTGTTGCTGTACTTAAAAGATTTACAGCTCCTCCTACTGATAAAGTTCCTGCTATTGTAGCATTATTTGTTACACGTAAAGTAGATACAGATACATCTCCTGATGCAGGAACATTTGTTAAATTAGAACCATCACCATAAAATGCTGAAGCACATACTTTACTACCTACTAAAAGATCACCAGATACTGAAGCATTTTCTGTTACACCAAAAGATCCTGTAATATTTATAATACTTGTAGATATTTGTAATGCTGTATTCGTACCATCACCAGTTTCTACTTGTGTTAAATCATTTGTTACTCCAGTATTAGTACTTACAGCTACTTTTAATAGCTGCTTATAACTCTGTGATATTTGTTTTCCTGTAAGTTCTGTCATATTGTTTGCCACCACTTATCTTCATCTTCCCAATTTACAGCAACATTCTGCCATTCAAGGTTTCTGCCACCAATATCAGGTCGAGGATTTCTAATTGTTACATCATCTCTTACGTCTGGTACTTTATTCTGAGGATGATTTTTAAAATCATATGCACCATCCCAACATTCAGGACAAGTGACCATATTATAACTATTTAATTTCATTATTCTATGTGCATATACAAAACCACATGTATCACACATAGCTAGAGCATTTTTATTGGAAGCCATTAGACATAACCTATTTTAGGTTTAAAATAGATACTTGCCCTTTCTCGATCTTCCTCCATTGCTCTCATTAGTTTTTCTTCATAATTCATCTTTAACATTTGTATTCTATCTGCAGGAATACCTGGTCTTTTCATAGATAAATAATATGATAAACCACATGTTAAAGCTGGTAAAAATCTTACTGGTACATCTGCATTTTGATCTGCAGATTTATTTACATCTTCTAATTGTCTAATACCTTCTACTTTTAAAACACCTGTAGAATTATCTGGAACAGGATAAAGATGTATTGTAGGATTATCTACATTACGTTTAATACTATATTGAGAAGGTCTACCTGTTTGTGATTTATTTGGAATAACATTATATTCTTCAAAAGATATTCTTTCTAATGCTAAATCAGAACTACTAGTATTTGCTGCATAAGTAACTTCTAATGCATCTGTTACTGAATCAGCTAGTGCATAAGTAGTTGTACTTGATGCTACAGTTACAGCAGTTGTAAAGGTAGACCATAATAAAACACCTCGATTCTGCCAGTCATTCAACATTAAATTAATTGAACGTCTAGCAGATTGAGGTGTATGTCCAAGAGTTTCTTCGCCACCAATCATTTCAGTAGCTTCTTGAATTACTTCATCAATATCTAAATTAAAATTATATGTACCTGATCTAGCCATTATTTCATTTTTTTCATTAAGGTTGCTAAATATTTAGAATGAGCAGCGTGCATTTTAGAAGCTTTATTTAAAGCTCCACTAATTTCTTTTAATTTATTCTGGACTGCTCCACCTTTATTAGCATATACTGTTTTCTTTTTTGTAGGTTTTTTATACATTTAGCATCTCCATCTTTTACGAGCTTGTCTTAATCTTGAATTAGGATTCTTTGCTGCTTTAGGAAACTTTTTCATTTGTCCTGCAGATCTTGCACAATAACTTTTTCTTCTTGCTGCTCGTTTACCTATAGGTTTTTTTTCTGTAACAGCAGTTTTTAGTTTACTTCCAGGATTTTGTTTTCTATATTTTGCTACACCTTTAGCAGTAAGTCCAGCACCAGATTTAGTAGGGCGTTTATGACCACCTTTAATAGTCATACCTTTCATATTACTTTTTTTTCTTTTTATTGCCATAATAAAAAATTAAATTTTACCACCTTTTTTATAACCATACATTATTTTTCCACCACCTCTTCGTTTAGGAAAACCAGCTTTCATATTTGAATAAGCTTTATCTGATATAGTGCTTTTTGATTTAGGTCTACTAATTCCTTTTTCTTTTCTTTTATTTATATTTTCATATAAAGACATAATATAATTCCTTACTTTTTAACTAAGCTCCCACCAAAATATAATCCTATAATTGCTGACATTAAATGTGTATCAAGAGGTGTAATAATAACTCCATTAAATATTTTATCCATTACCACTTCTTTCTTATCTATTAAGAACCAAAAGCCAGGTTCAAATTCTGTCCATGTAAGAACCACACTTACATCTGTAAATACTGGAACTAATTTTGGAAAAGCAATAATAAAGAATACAGCAGTTAGTGCAATAATTCTTCGTGTAAACTGAAATCCTTTATTATCATATTCTCTTGCTTTGCCAATTTCATCCATTTGAAATTTACCTCTAGCAAGAAGCATTTTTTGTTGATTAGCTTTATCTTTTGATCGTTGACCCCAGATGGTCATAACACCACCTAGTAAACTAGATCCAAGCATTGTCAACATTTCTATAGGTAAACCAGCTAACATAAATTAACTCCTATTTTTTCTTTTCACTCATCCAAAAACCTAATACACCTGCAGCTCCACAGCCAATTAGGCATACCATTTGCCATGTAGGATGAGGTACAATTATTCCACACATAGCAAGTACTGCTGCTATTGCTGAATAAGATGAGGGTTCTTTAAATCTTTCTACTATTGCGTTCATTTTACTTTTCCTCCATATTGTTTAGCAACTAAATGTTGCCCTGAATTATCTACTTTTCCTCCATATTTAGCTGTTTTTTTATGAGCTCCTTTCCTACCTCCAGATTTTTTACTTGATCTACTTATATCTACTTTACCACCTTTATCTCTTTTCTTTACTTTATACATATTTTCCTCCTTTTTAAATTTCTTATAAACTTCTGGCTCATTAATAGCTAGATAAGTTTTTTGTTTATCTGATTTAAATGGCACTACTTATACCCTTTACCATAACCACGTAATGCAGCTCCTACTCCTCTAGGTGTTCCTATTTGTACACCATATTTTCTACCAACAACTCTATCTTTAGATATGTTCGCCATTTCAGATTTAGTCATACCTTGATAAACAGATTTTCTATCTTTAACTTTTTTAGGCATTGTAATTTGTTGTCCAGGTCTTATCTTATTAAGATCTTTTATTTGAGGATTAGCTTCTTGTATAGCTTTTAATGTAGTACCATTATCTCTAGCAATTTCTGAAAGAGTATCACCTTGTTTAATTGTATAAGGTTTAGTATCTTTTAATATTTTATCTATGATACTTACTACAGCACCAGTTCCACCTATACCAACAATAGCACCAAAGCCACCTTTTCTTAATTTTTGTATTCTTTCTCTATCTGCTGCTTTTAATTTTTTAAGTCTATTTTTAGCAGTATCTAATTTTTTATTAGCATTACTAAAACCATGATGTTTTATATCTTTTGTTTTTTGTTTATTTAACTGTTTAATATTATTTTCAACTTTATTAATTTTATCTTTATTAGATTTTAATCCATCCCAAAGTTTTTTAATTTTATTAAAACCCCATTTTGCAACTTCTTTTTTCATTACTTTACTCCTATATTAGACACTTCATTTAAGTTAGTTGAAAAAGATTCTCCTTCAGAATACGTCTCATCTGTTACAGCTTCTATAGGACCACCATGAACTTGAGGTCCTTTACGAGCAGCTCCAAAACCTTGACCAGTTGGTTTTCCATTTATCTCTTCAAGTTTTGCAGGTCTTTGTAGTATTGTATGTGGTCCTAACATTTTATTTTTTCCTTTTCTTTTTTTTCTTTTTATTTTTTGGTTTAGTTATTTGTTGTCTAATACTAGCTCTATTTACCATATCTAGCTTTTCCCCAACCTCTAGGTTTTTTCTTAGTTTTTTTTCTTTTTATTTTCTTTTCTATTTGCCCACCTTCTTTAAATAATGGTAGACCTGAATAAGCATTCATTATCATATCAGCAAGTTCAGTTGCAGTCCAATATTTAAATAAAGGATCTACAACTTTAGATGCATGAGATTCTTTATATTTATTCCATAAAGATTTTTTTTTATCTGCCATAACGAGCTTTACCCCAACCTCTAGGTTTTTTAATTTTTACATTCTTATTTTTCTTAGTTGTAGGCAGTTTAAATAATTTTTCTATTTGTTTTATATCTTCTTTTTTATCCCAACTAAAATCTTTAAATATATTTAAAATATTAGACATTAATTAGCTCCTTGTAGAACTGGATTAGGACCACCAGCAGGACTAGCTGGACTTTCCATATCATCCTGTCTAGTACGTCTAGCTTGATTACGTAATCCATC